GAAGCTGGAGATATCATCAAGCTATACAAAGAAACAACTGCAATCGCAGCATCAACATTTGTATCAAACACATCATTAATCGCAAATGACACAGCAACATTCGACGGATATACTATAGGTCAAGTTGTTAAAGCATTAAGAAATATAGGAATTTTAGCATAAATTATGGGACTAGAAATAAAACAAACAGAACAGAAGAGTATCAAGATTATTGGTACAGAAATAACGCTAGAAAGCGTTTACGGAAGAATTGAATTTGCAGCACGAGCAGATGGTAAATCGTTAGAGATAGCAATATCAACGTATGCATCAAAGGACGCATTTAAGATGGGTGCATCACCTATAACTACAGATGTTCAACAAGGAAATCTAAATGTTCAGCTTAAAGATCAAGAGGTTCAGTCTGTAGATACATCTCAGCTATATGCAAAAAAGGCGTATGAGGAGTTGGGTTATGATGTAGTAATTATTTAATTATCTTTGCAATATGAAAAAGAAAATCGTAGAAAAAGCTACTGGAGAGCGTTACGCATCCAAAGCTGCCATGAAGAAGCATGAGAAGATGGAAGGTCCTAAGATGCGTAAGATGGAAATGAAAAAAGGCAAGAAATGCTAAAATGATCCAGGTCATTAAAAAGCACAAAGGTTTAGGTGATACGGTCGAATTCTTAGCAGAAAAGACCGGCATCGCCTATGCTGTTAAAAAGGCGGTTGAGTATGGTATAATAGAAGACTGTAAGTGCGGAGAAAGAAAAGAATATTTAAACAAAAATTATAGCTATGGCTGGAAAAACATCGACGTACTACAAGACTCATCCAGAGGCGAGGGAGAAACGACTGAAGCAGCAAGCGGAATACAACAAGACTGACAAAGCTAAAAAGCACCGAGCAGAATGTAATGCTGGTCGCAGAGAGCTAGGTCTAAAGAAAGGTGATAAGCGCGATGCGTCTCATACAAAAAATGGAAAGATGGTCGCAGAAAATAGAGTAACTAACCGCGCCCGTAATGGACATGGAAGAAATGGATCAAGATTGAAGTGAAAAAGCATGAATTAGATATAAACATTATAAAAAAGCTAAATAGTGACGGATTAAGACCGTCACAAATAGCTAAAATAGTAGGATCTCACCCTAAAAGAATAAAGGAAGAATTATCATCAACAGGTATTGACTACAATAAGTATATTCGAACAAAGAAGTGCAACAATCATTTAATACCGAAAATCATAGAATTAATAAACAAAGGATACAGTAAATCAAAAATAGCCAAAGAATTAAATACATATAAATCTTTAATATTAAGTATATGTAATGAAAACAACATAACTCAATTAACTCCAGATGGACACAAGAAATGTTACAAATGCAAAGAATTAAAGATAACACAGTGTTTCCAAAAGTCCAAACGAAGTAAAGACGGATTAAGAGGAATATGCTCTGAATGTAGAAGAGATGAGCCAGTAAATAAAAATTATCAGTATCTTTATAGAATAAAAAATAAAGAAAGGAAAAGATATTTAGATAAGGAATATAGAGATAAAAATGCTCTAAAAATAAAAGAATATAGATCATCAGATAAATACAGAGAAGTAAAGAGTAGGAGCGATAAAAAATATTACAGCAAAAATATATCAAATCCTATATTTAAAATATCAAGAGTAATGAGAAGTACTATTTCATCAAAAGTAAGGAATAAAGATGGAAAAACATTCGATATACTTGGATACAGTTCAGTAGACTTATGTAATCACCTAGAGTCTAAATTTAAAGATGGAATGAATTGGGATAATTATGGAAGAAATGGGTGGCATATAGATCATATAAGACCACTTGCATCTTTTGATTTTGATAATAAAGATTGGATAAAAGAAGCATTTAGTTTAAATAATTTACAACCTTTATGGGAATCTGAAAATTGTTCAAAAGGAAGTTTATATAACGGAGTTAGATATAGTAAGTTTAAAAAATAACAAAAGCACAAAGAAATGAGTAGAACATGGAGTGAAATTTTAGTACCTGTCAATGGTACTTATGTAGTAAATGACACAGTGGCGTATGAAGGAGAATTCCACGCAATAAAAGTAACTGGCGATGCAGTCATCTCAGAATTATTGGATTTTAATGAGGTAAATGTCGTTGATGACTACGTACAAAAATCAACAACAGCTGTAAAAGCCGGAACATTAATTACGCCTTTAAACGCATCAAAACCATTTAAAGGTATAACTTTGGCATCTGGTCAAGTAACACTAGTTTTATGAAAAACCTATTAATCATATTCCTTTTGATAACGTCATGTAGTGCCGAGCATTACATGGCGAAAGCTATCAAAAAAGATCCAAACATTATAAAGAAAGATACGGTTGTAGTTGATCGAATAATAAAAGGTGACTCTGCTGAGGTATTTGGGTTTGATAGCGTAATGGTGAGTAACGAACGTCTGTACGCTAAAGCAACAGGACGCGGTAAAATATCACTGGAGTACATCCTAAAAGATTTCGTAATACATGACACTGTTTCAGTTACAGAGATTAAATTCTCTAAGCCACGATATCAAGTAAAAGCTGAAGAAAAAACGAAACGAGAAGCAATCAAACAGGAAGGAAAAACCGATAGGTTAACTGTTCGTAAAAACAATGTAGTTGAAAAGAAAAAAATCAAAGAAGAAGGTAAAAATGAGTGGAATTATTTCTGGGCTGGATTCTGTACTTGCCTAGGAGTCATGGTTTTACTATATTTCCTTAGAAAAAGATTTTTTGCGTAACTTTGTGATATGAAACCAGATACGCATTTTATACATTTTATCACTGACTTTATTCATTATTTAGTTGGTATAGCGAAAGCATTTGCACAGATAGTTTTTATCTTCTTAATGCCAGTAAAACTAATGATATTGTCAGTAGTTATAGTAGGAACAGTGGACACATATTTTGGAATACGTAGATCAAAAAAAGATGGTAAACCATACAGCTCTAAGACATTTAGAATTGGTTACATTATAAATAAAGTGATAATGTTTTCATTAGCTGTAATTCTAACTTATTTGCTTGACTACATTGCGTTAGATGGTTTATTTAAATTGATGGTCCCAATTGATAATTTATCAACAAAACTTGTTACACTTGCTATTGTATGGAATGAAGTTCAATCAATAGATGAGTCATGGGTAGTGATTAAAGGATATTCATTTCTTGGTAAATTCAAGGAGTTTGCAAAAGGAGTATTAAATCTAAGAAAAAAAATAAAAGAAGATGGCATCTAATTTTTTATACATTTTTGATCCAGGTCATGGAGGAATGATCAATGGAAAGTATCAAACTGCCGGAAAGAGATCACCAAAATTCGCAGACGGTCGCGTACTATTTGAGGGAGTAAACAATCGCGACAACGTACAAAGATTAATGACTAAATTCAGAGCAAATGGTCTTGATTGTGTTGATATTGTTAATTCGGAGTCTGATATATCTCTTGGGGAAAGAGTCAGAAAAGCGAATGCGCTAGCGAAAGACAGAAAGTGCATTTATATTTCAATACATTCTGATGCTGCTGGAGACGGTAAAACATGGCATCCAGCCTCAGGTATTTCTGTATGGACATCGATCGGTCAGACAAAATCTGACATATTCGCATCACTAGCAATTGACGAGCTACAAACACAATTTTCAAGCTCTATCAAATGGCGCACACAAATGACAGACAAGGATGAGGACTGCGAGGAAAACTTCTATGTATTAAAAGAAACAAGATGTCCAGCAATCCTGTGCGAACTAGGGTTTCATACAAATGAAGCTGAAACGAAGCGCATGATGACTATCGATTATAAAGACAAGATTTGTAACGCATTGGTAGCTGCGGCTCTTAAATGGGAAAAAACTGTATCTTTGTAACATGGGAAAAATTAACTCAATACAGGTAGAAACTCCGACTGACCTATGTACAGTTGTTGGATCTATGGAAGATGGAACGACGGCAGTATTTAACGTTGGATCATTAAGAGAAACAAGTAAGCTTACGTTTAAGGGATTGATCTCTCAAGCAACATCAGCTGCTCCAACATTGGTTGAGATTTATTCAACGATAACAACACCAATAACTACCTCTAGGGTTTCAACTGGAGTATATAGAATAACATGTGTTGGAGCGTTTACAGAGGATAAAACTTTTTGGACTATCGCTCCAATGGTAATTTCCCCTTATCCAACATTTGTTACTATGGAAAGAATTAGTAGTGACATATTAGAGATAAGAACATTTACACATACAGGAACACTAACAGATTCAGCTCTAAACAAAGCTGCATTTAGCATCGAAATATATCAATAACTATGGCAAAAAAAATCTATAAGGCTGGAGCCTTTTTAATCGTTGAAGATACAGTAAACGGTACATTGTTTGAATTGAACTCATCAGACGTTCAAATCAAGAAAGAAAACGCGAATGTTGATTTATACAACATTATTAACGCTGACGGACAAAGCGTATTAAAAGTTAATTTGTCTGAAATTGTTGATGCAAATGGTGACGCGTACATCGAGAACGACTGGAATACATTTCGTTTTGAACAAGTAGGAGCACAGAACACTACAGACGTATCTGCTGTAAAACCAAAAGTTTATAAAGCGTTACTTACACAAACCGGCACAGCAGCTCCAACTGCTGTTGTGTTAGAGAATACGTTAGGGGATATTGTATGGACAAGAGATGGTATTGGTCAATATCTGGGGACACTTTCAAGTGCTTTTACTTTAAATAAAACAGCTCTTCAGAGCGGTCAAAATTATGGTAATCTTGGGAAAGAGATAACATACCTATACTATGCAGATTCTAATTCTTTAATATTGGAAACAATAGATGACGGTACAAATAGAGATGGATCTTTGGGAAGTACATTAATATTGATCGAAGTATACCCATAAGGAAGTCACGATACAATAATCAAAACCCGATCATTAACAGTGTTCGGGTTTTTTGTTTATATTTGTGTAAAATTAAATCAAAATGAAAAAGTTAGATAAAGAATTACTGGAGAGATTCCAACAAGCACGTAGAAATATTTTCGACGTAAAAATACACCTAGCCGACATTGCTCTTACTGAGCAAAATGTACAGATCGAAAAGGAGGCAACAATCCAACGATACAAGGAAGTTCAAGCAGAGCAAGCAAGCGTCAATGCAGAGGTTGTAAAACTATTTGGTGAGAATGCTCGTGTTAACATAGAAACAGGAGAAGTAAATGATAACGTCAATAATTAGAAAAATCTCTGTTGGTCCAGACTATAAGAATGCTATGCATTTTCAAGTAGGACAATCAGTGATTAAAGGAAATGCTGTCATTGACACTATCCTAAAAAACCCGTTAACCGGTCAGATCGACATTCACGTAAAGTCAGGTGATGAAATTCACCTATGGAAATCAATTAATCATACAATACCAACATCGCTAGAGTACGACATCGAACTATGAGGTCTCCAAACTATTTTATAGTAAAGCCATACGAAGATAGATTATATAACTCGACAAAGAAAATAGCAGATACGGAAGTAGTAATGTCATCCTCTATCGAGGATCACTTGTACGTAAACCGAACTGCCATAGTTGAGTCAGTGCCAGATCTATACGACGGTCCAATTAAAAAAGGACACATCGTAATTGTGCATCATAATGTGTTCAGAATCTACTATGACATCAAAGGCAGAAAGAAGCACAGCTGGAATCACTTCAGAGATAATGTATTTCTGGTAGAGGATCATCAAATCTATTTATTTAAGAATGATTGTGATAAAAAATGGTCAGCACCATATCCATATCTATTTGTGACACCAGTAGGTAGAAAAGAGCATACTGTATCAAGAGTAGGAGATGAGGAGGAAAATGTAGGGGTAATATCCTACATACACCCAACTGAAAAGTTTAAGGTAGGTGATACAGTTGTATTTGAAAAAGACATGGAGTACGAGTTTGAAATCGACAATCAGAAAATGTATAGAATGCAAATAAAGAACTTATGCATGAAACTATAAAACAAATAAAAGATCGTTTATTCAAAGCTGGAGACAAGGCAATTAATGAACTTATCAAAGTATTGGAAGATCCAATTCTTGGTAATGCAATGCTGAAAGAAGGCAAAGAGGTATCTGCTGATAAAATGAAGAATGCAGCAGCCGCAAAACGCCTTGCATTTGATGATGCCTTGTATATGATCGAGAAAATAGAAAAAGAGCGAGAAAAAATTGAAGAAGCAGACGAACCATTAATTACAGCTGGAGCTGGAGGATCATTCTTAAAAGGACGAAATGCTGGTAGATAGTAAATATGCCCTATATAGTGTAGTAAAAGACCATGTATCATCTCAAATGATGATGCACAGGAATAAGCATAAAAAATGGGAATATGGATATGATAAGGAATACGACATGGTTGTCATCTCAAAAGATGGGACCGTTGGAGATATTATTGAAATAAACCACGTAAAGATTGCACTACCATTAAAACCAGATTATGGGATTCAAAATACAGAGAATAAATGGATGCCTCAAGAATACCCGAAAGAACTATCAAAGATAAAAGATGTATTTCAGTGGAATCGTCAAGATAATCACTTCAAGAATAAATGGGTAGGATACATTGAAGAAGAATTCAATCGAAGAGAGTTAGGTCACTGGTTTATAAATAAAGGAGTCCCAACGTACATAACAGGAACTCACTACATGTATTTACAGTGGTCAAAGATTGATGTTGGTCTTCCAGATTTTCGTGAATCAAATAGAATCTTCTTTATATTCTGGGAAGCATGTGTAGCTGACAATCGATCGTTTGGTATGTGCTACCTTAAAAATAGACGTTCTGGATTCTCATTTATGAGTTCAGCAGAAATAGCTGATACTGCCACAATATCTTATGACGCGCGTTTAGGTATCTGTTCTAAGACTGGACCTGATGCTAAAAAGATGTTTACTGACAAGGTAGTTCCAATTGTTAGAAACTACCCATTCTTCTTCAAACCAGTTCAAGATGGTATGGACAATCCAAAGACAGAGTTAGCATTTAGGCTTCCGGCATCGAAGATTACCAAAAAGAACATGAATGAGGAAAAGACGGATGAAATTGATGCTCTCGATACTACTATTGACTGGAAGAATACAGCTGACAACTCATACGATGGTGAAAAGCTTTTACGACTAGTAGAGGATGAGGCTGCCAAATTAGAAAAACCGAATAACATTTTGAACGGATGGCGCGTAAGAAAAACATGTCTACGTTTAGGTAGCAAAATCATTGGGAAATGTATGATGGGATCAACGTCAAACGCATTATCAAAAGGTGGTGATAACTACAAGAAAATGTACTACGATTCTGATCCATCAAAACGTTCAGCCAATGGTCAGACGAAATCTGGTTTATACTCACTATTCATTCCTATGGAGTGGAACTTTGAGGGATATATTGACCAGTATGGATTTCCTGTATTCGAAGACCCTAAGACTCCTGTAATTGGAATCGATGGTGAAAAAATAGAAATGGGAGTAATCACATACTGGAACAATGAGGTAGCTTCATTAAAGAGCGATTCTGATGCATTAAATGAGTTCTATCGACAATTCCCTAGAACAGAGTCTCACGCATTCAGAGATGAGTCGAAACAGTCGTTATTCAACCTTACGAAGATATACCAACAAATAGACCATAATGAAAGTCTAATAAAAGAACGATTTCTTACTCGTGGTAATTTCCATTGGAAGGACGGAATAAAAGACTCAGAAGTAGTTTGGTCACCAGAGAAAAATGGTAGGTTCTTAGTTTCATGGCTACCACCAGCTCATTTAAGGAACAAGAAAGAAACGAATAGGCTTGGTAAATTTATCCCTGGCAACTCTCATTTAGGTGCATTTGGATGTGACCCCTATGATATTTCTGGAGTTGTATACGGTGCTGGATCAAATGGATCGTTGCATGGTAAAACTAAATTCCACATGGATAAAGATGCGCCAACAAATCAATTCTTCCTGGAATACGTAACAAGAACACAGACAGCTGAGATATTCTTCGAGGACGTACTAATGGCTTGCGTGTTTTACGGTATGCCAATTCTTATTGAGAATAACAAACAACGTCTTCTAGTCCATTTCAAAGAACGAGGGTATAGACAGTATTCATTAAATCGTCCAGATAGACCAACACATAAGTTATCAAAAACAGAGCTGGAACTAGGAGGGATACCTAACTCGTCAGTTGATGTGATACAGGCACACGCATCCGGAATTGAAACATTCATTGAGAAATACGTCGGGTTTGATTCGGAAGGTACATATAGAGATCCAGAGGACATTGGAGACATGTATTTCATAAGAACTCTTGAGGACTGGGCGAAGTTCGATATTACGAACAGAACAAAGTTTGATGCATCTATCAGCTCAGGTCTAGCAATCATGGCTACAACTGGTTCGGCTATAAGGCAAGAAACAGAAAAGTCAAAAATTAATGTTAATTTTGCAAGATACGATAATAGTGGCGTTGTCAGTCAAATTAAGAAGTAATGAGTGAAAAAAAAGAGCTAAAAGCAATCATAACGAGTCCATCGTTTCCATCAATAACAGCAACAGAAGATGAGAAAAAATCTCTTGCGTATGGATTGAAGGTTGCTAAATCAATCGAAGGTGAGTGGTTTAGAAACAATGGAGGCGGCTGTAGTTTTTATAATCGCTACGCTGAATTTAACAAAAGACGACGTTACGCAAGAGGAGAGCAGCCGATCGGAATGTATCAAGACCTATTCAAAACGAATGGCGATATGTCATACATTAACCTTGATTGGAGCATTGTAAAGGTTGCAAACAAATTCGTTGATATTGTCGTAAACGGAATGAATGACAGAATGTATGTCATTAAAGCTCAATCAGAGGACATTTCAACAGCTGAGAAGAGAAATCTATTCCAAGAGATGGTAGAGGCTGACATGGTAGCCAAAGACTTCTTAAAACTAACAAAAGACCAAATGGGTATTGATGCATATAGTGTCAAGCCAGAGGAAATACCAGAAACAGACGAAGAACTTTCGTTATACATGCAGCTAAAATTCAAACCATCTGTCGAAATTGCAGCAGAGGTAGCGATTAGCAACTTGCTTGAAATGAACGAATATCGCGACTCAATTAAACCGAGATTAGACTATGACTTGGTTACTATTGGTATGGCGGCAGCAAAACATTCTTTCTTACCTGGAGCTGGAGTAGTATTGGACTATGTAGACTCAGCGAATTTATTACATAGCTACACTGAAAAACCAGACTTCTCAGATTGTTTTTATCACGGAGAAGTAAAGACTGTGCACTACACAGAACTAAGAAAAATAAATCCTGATCTAACTGATGAGGATTTAAAGGAAATGAGAAACTACGGGACTGCATGGTACAATGCATTTCCAGAAGCAAGAACATATATAGAAGATGCATTTAACGATGAGCTTGTTACGTTGCTTTTCTTTGATTATAAGACGGAAAAACGCTTCGTATTCAAGGAAAAAATGCTTGATAACGGAGGACTTAGAGTAATTCGAAGAGACGAAAGTTTCAACCCAGAACCAAGCGAAGACTTAAATTTCAGAAGAAAAGACGTAGTAAAAGAAGTTTGGTACGAAGGAGTTCTTTTAATGGGTAGTAACAAATTGATCAAATGGGGTATTGAAAAGAACCTTGTTAGACCAAAAAATGCTACTCAAAAAGCTATATCAAAATATGTAGTTAATGCACCTAGAATGTACAAAGGTGAAATTGACTCAACTGTAAATAGAATGATACCTCATCTGAATCAGATTCAGTTGACGCATTTAAAATTACAGCAAATTGTTCAGAAGTTAAATCCAAATGGTGTCTACATTGATGCTGATGGATTAGTAGATATTGACCTTGGAAATGGAGGTAATTACAACCCTAACGAGGCGTTAAACTTGTACTTCCAAACAGGTTCCGTAATTGGACGCAGTCAGACTACAGAAGGTGAATTTAACAATGGTAAGATTCCAATACAGGAGTTATCATCATCAAGCGGTATTGATAAGATACAATCATTAATAAGTGCATACAACTATCACTTAAATATGATTCGTGATGTAACTGGTCTTAATGAGGCTCGTGATGGATCAATGCCAAATCCAGACGCATTAGTAGGTGTTCAGAAATTAGCAGCATTAAACAGTAATACCGCTACGAACCACATAATGAAAGCTGGTTTAAAAATGACAAAAGAACTTGCCAACGGATGCTACTTACGCGTATCTGATATTTTAGAGTATGCAGATTTCGCTGAAGAGTTCGCTATGCAAGTAGGTAAGTATAATATGGCTATTCTTGATGACATCAAAGATTTGTATCTACACACACTAGGTATCTACATTGAGCAAGAGCCAGACGAAGAAGACAAAGCTAAACTTGAAGGAAATATTCAAATGGCACTTTCTCGCGATCAAATCGATCTTGAGGATGCTATTGACATTCGATTACTTAAAAATATCAAGCTTGCCAACGAACTATTAAAAGTCAAAAAGAAAGCTAAAGTACGCGCTCAACAAAAACGTGAAGACGAGCAGTCTGCAATTCAAATGCAGATGAATATGCAGTCTCAACAGGCAGCAGCTGAAATGAAGCAACAGCAGATCCAGATGGAGTCTCAAGTTAAAGCATCTGTTAAACAGACTGAGATATCTATGGAAATGGAGAAACTGAAATTGGAAGCTGAACTGAAAAAAGAATTAATGGCTATTGAGTTTGATTACAATATGCAATTAAAAGGAGTTGAAGCTGATAAAATAAAAAGCATAGAACAGCAAAAAGAAGACAGAAAGGACGAGCGAGTAAAACTACAAGCTACAGCTCAGTCTAAAATGATAGAGCAACGTCATAAAGATCTTCCGCCTGTTGATTTCGAGTCAAACGAAGATAGTTTAGATGGAATGGATTTAAGCGCATTTGGACCAAAATAATATGAAAGATTCAAGACTAATAAAAGCTGGAGTATCTGGATACAATCAACCAAAGAGAACACCAAATCATCCGAAGAAATCACATATTGTTGTAGCTAAGGTTGGTGATAAGATTAAGACTATTCGTTTTGGACAACAAGGCGTATTAGGATCTCCAAAGAAAAAAGGTGAATCTGAGTCTTACAGGAATAGGAGAGAGTCGTTTAAGGCTAGGCATGCTGAAAATATTGCTAAAGGAAAAATGTCAGCAGCTTACTGGGCGGATAAGGTTAAATGGTGATTTTTATTCGTATTGAAAAAATAATTAAATTTGTAACAATTAAATACTAAATAAAATGGAGGGTCAAGAGAATACAGAACCTAAAATTGTAGTTCGAGCGATTGAACCAAAACAAGAATCGAAGGTTGAATTAGAGAAACGTTTGATTGCAGAGCAAGAAGAACAACGAAGATTAGCCGACGAACAAGCGGCTGCTGCGGCAGAAGCTCAACGACAAGCAGAAGAGCAGAAGGAGCCAGAAATTCCAGAAGCAAAAGAATTAACGGAAGATGACGTTCTTTCGTTTATAAAAACAAAAAAGGGAAAAGAGATTCAAACTCTTGACGAATTATTCATCGAGCGAGTAGCTGAACAAGAAGAAATTCCATACGAGGATGTAAAATCTTTCCTTAAATACAAAAAAGAAACCGGTCGTGGAATCGATGACTTTGTTAAATTAAATAGAGACTTAGACAAAATACCGGACAATGAGTTGTTAGCTGATTTCTATCGACAGTCTGAAGAAATGGACGACGACGAGATTGCATACAAATTAAAGAAGTTTTCGTATGACGAAGATTTGGATGAAGAGGATGTAATCACAGAAAGAAAGTTAGCACTCAAAAGAGAACTGAAGAAAGCAAAGAAGCACTTCGATCAACAAAAGGAACAGTATAAAACTCCTCTTGAGTCAAGAGAAGCATTCATTCCGGAAGAAGAAAAAGAAGCGTATTCGGCTTTTAAAGCTAGTTCTGTTGGACAACAAAAAGCACAAGAGGAAGCAGCAGCTAGATCCAGAGTATTTGCTGAAAAAACAAACGCTTTACTGTCAGATGGATTCGATGGATTCGAATTTAGTATTGATGAAAATACAAAGCTTAAATACAAGCCATCTGATCCTAAAGTAATGAAAGAGCAGCACGACATCTCGAAATTCATATCTAAATTTTTAGATGAAGACGGGTTACTTAAAGGAGATGGCAGCGAGTTCCACAAAGCAATAGCAATGGCGAGCGATCCAGATAAAGCAGCAAAATATTTTATCGAACAAGGAAAAGCAATGATGCTTGCTGAGTTAGAGAAAGAAGGAAAAAATGTTGACTTTAGAAATGTACCAGAGAAATCAGGAACAGGAGGGGTGCAAGTCAGAGCGGTTAATCCAAGCAGTTCTAATACGTTTAAATTTAGAAAACAAGGTTAATCAATTAAAACAAAAACAAAATGGCTGGAGCATTAGCAACATCACCAGGGGTTAACATTACCCCAAGCTCAGAAATGAGCGCGACATCGAGCAACTACATCACTAATTTTGATTTCTTAAATCAATATATGCCGGATGTATACGAACAAGAGTTCGCTCGATACGGTAAACAATCTGTAACATCATTATTACGTGGTGTTAGTGCAGAGATTCCTTTTTCATCTGACTTGATCAAATGGACAGAGGAAGGACGTTTGCACACAAAATACACAGCAGTAGTACCAACTACATTTACTTCTGGTGTAAATGGCGGACATGTATTCACTTTAGCTTCTGGCAAATGTGTATTCCGTGTAAATCAAACTGTATTATTATCTTCTGATACATTAGCAGTAGCACAAAAAGCAATTATTTCAGCTGTAAATAACACTGTCACACCAGCAACGTTCACAGTTAAATATTACGAAAACTCTGCTACAGCTGCAAATCCATTCGCATCTGGAACAGTAACTGCATTCGTTTACGGTTCTGAATTTGCTAAAGGAACTTCCGGAATGGACGGTTCATTAGAGGCTGAAACAGAATTCTTCGATGCTAAACCAGTAATCATCAAAGATACTTACTCAGTATCTGGATCTGACATGGCTCAAATCGGATGGGTAGAAGTTGCACCAGAGGGATCAGCACCTACTTACTTGTGGTACTTGAAATCATCTGGTAACACTCGTGTTCGTTTTGAAGATTACTTAGAAACAATGATGATTGAGCATCAAGAAGCTGGAGATACATCTGCTGCATTGACTTACTTATCACCTCAATCTCCAGTTACAAATGCTGGATCTGAAGGTTTATTTGAAGCTGTAGGAAATCGTGGTAACGTATGGTCTGGTGGCAATCCAACAGCATTAGGTGACTGGGATACAGTTGTAGCTCGTTTAGACAAACAAGGAGCAATCGCTGAAAACGCGATCTTCAATAACCGTCAATTCGGATTTGATGTAGACAACATGTTGGCTAACGTTAACGCTGCGTTCGCTGGTGGTGCGTCTTACGGTATGTTTGATAACGACAAAGACATGGCATTGAATTTAGGGTTCACTGGATTCCGTCGTGGATATGACTTCTACAAGTCAGATTGGAGATACTTGAATGACGCTACATTACGTGGTGGATTGAACGGTGGAGCAGTAAATGGAATCTTAATTCCAGCTGGTTCAACAACTGTTTATGACCAAGTATTGGGAGAAAACGCTTCTCGTCCATTCTTGCACATTCGTTATCGTAAATCAGCTACTGAAGACCGTAAGTACAAAACTTGGGTAACAGGTTCAGCTGGTGGAGCTAACAACACTCGTGATGACAAAATGACTATCGACTTCTTGTCTGAAAGAGCATTATGTACATTAGGAGCAAACAACTTCATGTTGTTCCAAGACTAATAAATTCTCAGGGAGGAGTAGAAATATTCCTCCCTTTTTACTTTAAATTCAAAATCAAAATAAAATGACAAAAGAAAAAGCTACGGCTAAAGATGAGATTTATTTCTTATCAAACGGTAAAACACCGCTAACTTACTCAATCGCTCACAAAGATACAGACAAGAGACGATTATTATATACTGACAAAGAAGGTGCAACTCATTCATTGAGGTATGCCAGAAACCAACCATCTCCATTTCTTGATCAACAAAACGAATTTGCTATTGTAGAACCAATTGTATTTGGTGATGGAAAATTGGTTATTCCGAAAGAAAACACACAGTTACAATACTTTATGTCTATTCACCCAGACAACGAAGCAAACGGTGGTTCTGTATTTTACAAATACGACCCAGAAGAGGTTGCTAAACGTGAAATGGCTGAAATGGAATTAGAATTAGAGGCTAGATTAGCTATCCGTGATATGGATTTCGTTAAATTGAAAGCATTAGCTTCTGAGTTATTAAATTATGACGTTAACAATGCAGACGCAGCAGTCCTACGACATGATATGTCTCTTTATGCTAGAGAATATCCAGAAGATATTTTAGCAGCTGTAAATGACGCTGATATTGAAATGGAAGCATTAGCTCGTTTTGCATTCGATAACAGTTTTGTAACTCTTAGAAAAGGTACAGACATTCACTATAATACAGAGATTAAGACAAGAATTAGAGTAGTTCCTCATGGAAATGATGCTATACTTGAATTAGCTAAATGGTTGAAGTCTGATGCTGGACATGAGTTTAAAGAATTGCTAGAATCGAAGGTAGCAGAATAATTGCTATATTTGTATTTCAAACATTAAATTTTTAAAAGATATGGCACAATTTTTATCTATCCCAGTTACAAATAAAGGGAATCAATTAATCTCAGCAAGAGGTGTATTATTGGTAGATCAAGCATCAGCTACTACTACTACTATCACATACGGATCAGGGTCTACAGGGGCGGATGTAATTACATTAACACACGCATCAGTAACAGGAGTAGCTATGCGTGACGTTATTCAAAACGCACTTGTTAAAGCTCACGAAAATGGTCCAGACGTAACTATTGTAGTAGAGCCTACAACAGCAGTGTCAGGAATCGCTATTGCATAATAGTATCACTCTTTAACAAGAAAAATGAAGGGAGGGATTTATATCTCTCCCTTTTTTATTATCTTTGTCTAAAATTATCCAATGATCAATAACGTTCGAAATACAGTCCTTGCAACAGCTAGTAAGGACAACAGAGGATACATTACCCCAGCAGAGTTTAATCTATGGGCTAAAATGGCTCAAATAGACATTGTAACTCAATTGCCTTATGATTATAGTAACGCTCTGAATAAACAAAATTCAAGATTACATAATACTGGGTATTCGGATATACCAAAGAAGATTGCTGAAACATTGGAAATGTTCAGAGATACACATACATGCGTTTATTCTGCTCCTAATTTCTCACTTCCAGCAAATGCATTAAAATTAGAAGAAGTAATCTATAATGACTCTGTTATTGTTGACAAAATATCTAAGGGTCAATTACTTATGCTTAATCAATCATTGGATACTACTCCATCTGTAATGTTCCCAGTGTATGTAAAACAAGAGTCAGGTATAAAGGTATATCCAAATACAATAACGTCAAATATTACCATAGACTATATTAGATTGCCACTAGAGCCTAAGTGGACGTACTCAACACTATCAGGAGGTGAGCCAGTGTTTAACCAAGGTGCATTAGATTATCAGGACTTTGAACTTCCGGGTGAATATGAATCGCAATTGGCTGTAAAAATACTACAGTATGCTGGAATTTCAATTGGTGAGAGTGAACTTGTTCAAGCAGCTAAGTCAGAAGAAATACAAGATAAACAAGAAAGATTATAATGGCATATATTACCCCATACCAGTACTACACTAACGGAGGTGTAATACCAGAAGATGCGAATCAAGGATCGTATCAATACGCTACATTAAAAGACATAGTAACTAACTTTATGACTATGTACTCTGGTGATGATAAATTGCTGAATAACATAAAACGTCATGAGGTAATCTACCATGCAAAGAGAGGTATAAAGCAACTAAATTTTGACATAAGTTCAATTAAAACAATTGAAGTGATGGTAGGTGATAACCTAAAGTTCATTCTACCTAGCGACTATGTAAATTGGGTACGTATATCTATGAATGTTAATGGTACGTTATTCCAGATGCATCAGAACAGCAAAGCTAACGGTGCGCTTGGGTACTTACAAGATAATAACTTGAATTTACTTTTTGACTCAGATGGAGAAGTATTGATTGGTGATTCAAACCTTGATATTACACGACTTACTCAGCAACAGTACATGGGTCCAGGGATGTATAATGGATGTATGGGTTATAATGTTGATGGGGCTTGGTACTTCAACTACAGATTCGGAGTTAATCCAGCAGAAATGAATTCAAATCCTGAGTTTAGAATAAATGGTGGTGTTATCGATTTTTCATCGGGAGTTGCAAATAAATTAATCGTACTAGAGTACATATCAGACGGAATGGCTAATGGAGATGACACAAAGGTTGTTGTAAATAAAATGGCTGAAGAATATATCTACCGTTACATTTACAGTGAGTTAATCAAATACAAGATTAATATACCTATGTATGAAAAAAAGAGCGCGCAGAAGTTAGCTAAGGCTGAATGGAATAACGCAAAAATTAGAATGAGTGGTATTCATCCATCTCGATTATTAATGACATTAAGAGGACAAGGAAAATGGCTCAAGTAACAAATACCTTCATTGGTGGAGGAATGAATAAAGACCTTGACGAGAGACTTATCCCAGAAGGTTTTTACAGATATGCATTAAATATTGATATTGATAGCGACAGCGGATCTAATGTTGGAACAGCTAGAAATTCACTAGGAAATACATTAGTAGCAGATTTATCTGACGTTGTCCCAGGATTTAATCCACTAACAGATAATG